CACCTTGTACGTCAACACCTACAGTCAATGCCCATGCATCTGCTGGTATAATGCCAGGTTCATAATGTTCACACTTATCTATTAACCCAGCAGCATCTATTTTGCTAGCATAATCTTCTTCCCATGTCTCGGCCAATCTAGTATTAACAAAGCTCTTAAGCATTGGTGCATCAGATTTTGCACGTAAAAAGTCGTCAACCATATCAGCCCAACTAAGCCATCCTAACGGTGAGTACAAACCCGATAATTGGAAACCAGCCGTCTTGCCATCAAATGGTGCCGTAGCTCGCCATTCACCTTCGCGTAACATCATTGGTTTATGTATATCACTAAATCTCTCGCCGCAATGCTCGCATTCATATTGGGCAGTATTAGGATCATTATTTTCCCATTTAAGTTGTGACCACTTCAGCCATTCCTTTACTCCACACTTAGGGCACGGCACATAAAAACGTCGCTGGTCACTACGTAAGTACTCAGCTTCAATACGGCTAAAATCTTTTACTGTTGGTGTGCTAGTAAGTAAAATCTTACGCCTGGCAAATGTAGTAGCACGCTTCTCCGCCAAACTGACAGGATCGCCCTCGCCATCTACATCAGCAGGAAACGCATCAACTTCATCCATAAAAATATAACGGCATGGCGTAGACCGCAAGCCAGTTGCGCTATTAGCACCAGTAAGCAGCATCATCCCACCTGGGAACTCCTTTGCCAGCATCGTATTACCGCTATCTCTACTCCTTGACGGCGCGATCTTATCGTTTAAGCATGGTGTCTCACTAATAAGCGACTCCAACCTTTGCTTTGATAACCTTTTTGCCATCTCTACCGTAGGTTGCACCAGCAGCATCGGCCCAGGCGAATGCGCAATCACATAACCCAACCAGTTGCTGCCACTTTCAGTCTTGCCTGTCTGCGCAGCAAACATCATCACCACACGCTGGATGCCGCTATTAGTGCTAAGGCAATCCATCGGCTCCTTCAAATACGGCGTCCTATTAGTGCGCCATGGCCCAGGTTCCGCACTTGCCTTACTGCTAAGCCTTCTGTGAGCATCAGCCCATTCGCTTACCGTTAACACTGGGTCAGGCCGCAACCCATTCATAAATGCCTTTCTATAGATCGTCATCACTTAGCTCCATCAGTGCTGCACGGTGTTCATCACTCAATAACTTATGAATCACTGTTGGGTCAGTCTCACCAGCTAACTGGTGGCTAAGCCTATCAGCCAAATTAGCTAATGCCTCGCGGATAGTACGGCCAAGCTGAAATGCTTGCTTCTTAATATCTTCTGCTGGTAACAACTCCTTACGTTGCTGTGAAACCTGTAGTTTTGCTAATTCTGCTTGGTAATGCTCGCGCCGCTCCCTGCTTATGTTAAGCTCAGGGATTTGATCGTCGCTAAGCTTTACTTCGTCTGGTGCGCTTACCTTTGCGCTATATGTTCTTAGTGTATTACGATTCCATAACTCTAGTGCCATGTCTCTATCAACGTAGCGTTTGCCATTTTCTTCTACAACTGCTGCGGCAATACGTGATTTACACGCATGGGTAACTGCTGCTTTTGAGCATCCCTTAATTGCCGCTAATTCTGAAAACGTTATCAACAATGGTCGTTAAGCGTGGTTAACACAGCTTAACCGATGGAGACCGTATGTGAATATAACATTATCGTGATATAACTTTACCTACTTTGAGGGCTGACGCTAGCTGAAACACGGGCTTCGAATTTACCCACGCCGCCGCATGTCGTTAGGACCCTAATATTTTATAACAATACAATTATATAACGATATAACAATACAATTATATAACAATATTGTTTCTAATAACAAAGGCCAGTGATTAGCTGGCCTAGGTTATTAAGTTATGGCTTAGAATTAGCTGGGTAGATTGTCAAACTGTTCGCCTAATTGTCGGCTTGTAACGTTCAACAACTCCAGAGCTTGTGATCTGCTTTGCTCTGCTGGTGGTATGGCTTGACGATGCGACGCGATCATTTCGCAATTGGTATATATCAGCTCGGAAAGTAGCTTATACGTAGCAAACAGAGCAGAATCCCAGCTATCCGAGCAGTTGCCAGTTAAGGCCTCGAGTTGATTGGATTCTGCAGTGTCGCAATGCTCGGCTGATTGTCTAGCATTGTCCACCAAATCCCTAGCCATAAGTAGCCTTTGGATTACATAGGTAGCATTTATGCACTGAGATTCAAGACTACTTAATGCATTGGTTGCGCTGCAATAGTTCTCATAAAGCCGCTGATGGGTTGGGTTGGAATTGATAAAGGCTTGTTTTTGAATGGTCATAATTGAGCGGATGTAAGGGTGACAAAAAGAACAGTGCAAGTGTTATAAGGCCTTAACTCCCAACCCTCGCCATAGTTTGAAGTACGGCAACGGCAACCGGTTAGACCTAAGGCAGCCTTAGCACGACGGATAATTTGCCGATTGGTTAAATCCTCGGATAATTCCAAGGTTTCACGGCGAACCCAAGAATAATTCGCCTCGCCTCCAAACGTATCCGTTAATTCGCACTGGTAAATCATAATTAAGCCGCAATGGTTGGGTAAGAATTAAGTTGCTCAATTAATGATTCTCTCAAGATATCCAACTCCCACGGTGCAGAATCTCGCCTAGCGGCAAAAATACAAAGGTCTAGACCTTGCAGAGTGTTGACCCTATCAGCGACTGAATCCTCTCCCCACAGCTTGGCTATACCGTCACACTCGAGTTGGGAGTGCTCATCGTCAGAGATTAGCGGATAGCCCTCGAGCGCTGCAATAGATTCCAGCACTTCAAACGGTGTAAACCTAAGGTCAAGGATCACCCCCCGGCCATTCCAGCCATAACCAACATCAAGGATGCCCCCGAACGGGTCGGGAGTGCTGGCGGTATCTGTGATGCAATTAAAGTTGGCTAGACCAACTAGGCCAGTGTTGGAATAGTCGGAATAACCGCAATAGCTAGGCGCGAACCCTAGCGATAGTCTGCGCCACTTATCCTCAAGGCAGGCTTGAAGCGGCTCATCCGGCGATTGATACCACTGGTGAGAGCAGTCGACATCGGGTTCGCCGTCTCGAATAAGTAGCCAGTGGCCTTGGCAACCATTAAGCAGATCAATTCGCCGGAATAGTTCGGGCGATAGTTTGGGTAGAGTGTTAAGCATTGGCTTAGTTAGTTTGGGTTAAGTAATTAAGAACAGCGGGCCATATTTCGCGAGGAGCATACATTCCCGGCGTGTAGTCAATCTCAAGGTCGGTTATCTCAAGGCGCCCGTAATGACCGGGGATTAACTGCTCAGAGCTTCTCAAGCGATTAGCAAAGGTCCGGAATACACGGCAACGGTCGCGATCGCGGTGGCTGCGATCGTTACGCCAAGCCCTAACCTCATCAGGTCTGGCATATCTAGGGTCAAAATAGTCGCGGGCTTCAATACGGGCTTGAGTCGAGGCGTAAGCGATTAGATCTAAAAGGGTGATCACAGCGCCACCCTCACAGCGTGGCGGGTGATACCTAAACGGGCTGCGATCCGGCGCTGGGAGTAGCCTTGGGCAGATAGGTGGCGGATGTAAACGGGTTGGCCCTGGACTCTAATAGCTAGGGCATGGAATAGGGCAACGATCACCAACACTGCGCCTAGTAGAGCTGGCAGCAGTGTTAACGCGTGATCAACTGGTGGGAAGCTTGGATACATAGTGAAATAAACGCGGGTGGAATAATTGAGCGCTGGATTGCGCTCGTCGTCAATATAGACCGGATTCAGCCAATAGCTAGGTAATGGCTAGCAAATATTCTTATCTCTTAACAATAGAGCAAGTGTACTACAGGAGGTGTAATATTCAAAGGCGCCAAAGCATAGGCGCGCCGAACTGATAATGGAAATCATTCTCACTGATAATGGGAATCATTCTTACTAGTACATTAGTACTACCACAGCACTGTTATATTGTTATATAACGATATAACGGTACAATAGTATAATGTTATAACACTAGTACAAATGTACTATAGTACGTTAGTACTATGAT